CGCCTAGCAGCGGATTTCCAATGATCGGCTGAGTCGCAACCATCCCGCTAGGTGCGCCATACACCGAGCCAAGGAACGATTGCAGAGCCTGATACGGTGCCATCTGACCGTAATTAAACCGAGCAATGTCTGCTGCCATCTGCCGCTGAGCATAGTCCTCGGACATCGCACCAACGTTAGCAAGACGCTGGATGTCACCGTATTGGCTTTCAGCCAGAGCGGGAGCACGAGTAGCTGCGGCTTCCTGAAGTTGACGCTCACGAGCAAAGTTCTCGTAAGCCAGTTTCCCGGCAATGTCAGACAGTCCGGTAGCTAGCGCACCCTCTGCTCGACCTTCCAACTGACCCAGCGCTCCAGACCCGTATCGGCCAGCAGACGATGCAGCAGACCTAGCGCGGTTGATAGCGTCCATGTATTGCGTTTCTAAGGGGCTGGCAGCAGCTTGGAAGGCTCCCTGGAAGAACGGAGACCCACCCAGGTATGCACCACCTACCGTTGCCTGTTGCTGGCCTAGTGCAGCCTGTGTCAACGGAGACCCAGCCCTAGCTCGCTCGGCAGCGGCTTGCATGGCTTCCGTCGTGTACCCGCTCGGCCCGACGTAAGTCTGACCGGGATAATACTGTGGAGGACCGCCCTGATATAGACGTTGCGCCTCGCTCAGTCCGAACTCAACGTAAGGCTTAAGAGTCGGATCTAGCTCCGTCCGACTGACTTGTTGACCACCACCACCTGCCATGTCACACCTCTGCTATCCACTTCCGTGGCTTAAATCCGTATTTCTTAGCTACCCGTTGCCAGCCAGGACGGTTGGAATCAAACGTTATTTTACGCGCACCACCCTGCTTGGCAATCGCAAATAATTCCGACATACCATCATCCATCATCCACGCTCCCCAACCACACCAAATATGAAGCGTGTCACCCTGCGGTTGTACTACTCCAAACCCATCACCCAACAGATACAACAGCGATCTTCCGGCATAACAATCAGCGTACACATCTTCTGGAATCCAAGGCTCATTGCTCGCCTCTTTCACTTCTAACAACCCTGGTCGTATCCTGTCCCAGATTTGCCGTAATTCCTCCGGTTTTACATACCTAGCCGAGTACGACATACCGATATGTTTTGTCTGACGTTGAGTTTGCAAAATGATTGACGGTGCAACTGCCAAACAACTGATTAGATGCGTAGATGTCAGATGAAGACGATTCGTCTACTTTGTTGATCGTGACAATCACACTCGGCGTTGACGGACGAGTCGGACTCGTCTGCGTTGGAATCTGCTCCAGGATGACATCAGTTGAAGTTGTTGACCACATCAACTGAACGTAATCGCCTGCCGCCAGTTGGATGTAAAAGTTCAGCGCAGCAATTAGGTGACCATCCGTCCCACCGTGACTGTTAGGCACCGAAAACTTACTATTCGACCCAGCGACATCCGTACCGTTCTTGCGGAACCATACGTCCACATCCTGAATGGCAACGTTGCTATTCGCAAACTGAATCGAAAACTGAATGTTGTAGACACCCGCAGAGCGGACGGTAATCTGCGAACTGCTAACAATCGCAACACCAACAGCGTAGTCCGTGGTGTTCAGCGTGATCGCATAAGCAGCAGTCGTACTTGCTGCGGTTTGGTCTGTAGAGTCTTGAAACGCCCCGTAGGGCACTGCATCGGCTATGGCAGCAGCAGAGTAGGGAACGAACAGAATAATGCTGTCTGGGCTGATCCTGGCGTCGTACAGGGTCGTTGTTGTAGCGTTCCCTGTTGCGAGAGTCAGCAGACCGACAGAGTTGATCTTGCCGTCAAGAACTCGGTTGACAACCTCGGCAGTCTCTCGCGGATTGCCACCCTGTTGAGGTAGCCGACGAAACATTATCGGCCTCCACAGGGAACGAGATCAAGGTCAGTACCTACAGCGGTGCTCCAGTTGCCAGTCGGTACAACAGACAAGCGATGATACTTCCCGCGACTGCGTAGAGACACCCGATTGTCACTATCAGCAGCAACAGGACTCGCATAGCTGATGTTCCCGTCGAGTCGCTTCCTGGACGCTATGGCAACAGTCGCAGAACCCCCGTCGATGATCGGCCTTGCAAGCGTTGCGAGAGTTTCAAGACCCTGCGCCTCAATATCGCCAGTCTGCAACTCAGCACCAAGTGCCGCACCACCGAACGAAATGATCTTAGCACCGTCAACCCCTCCGGCTAACAGTTTTCCACCAACCCATACGCGAGAATCCAGGCTTGCAGGAACGGTGTCTAACGTTGGATACAGCGCACTCAGTGCCTCAAGATCCGTTCCGCTAGTCGCAATCGTCGAGATGTAATCTGCTGTCGTGTCTCCGTGGCTCCACTTGTCCGTAGACCAGTTGTACACCAACAATTGTTTGGCAGCGAAGATATCTGTAAAGCACCACGTTACAGTTTTGTTGACCGGATCAACTGCTGCCGACATTTGGTCGAACTTACCCGGATCGCAAATATCAAAGAACCAGCGATCTACACGCTCAGCCCCGATAGGCTTCACCTGCTGGCCGTCAGTCATGTAAAAACCATCGTCTGACAGGAAGTAAGTGACCGCTCCGTATCTCACGACAGACCGAGACTCGTAGCATCCTAAAGCAGAGGTGACGTTATCGAACTGGAAGAACAGCGGAGCGCCGACATATGTCATGCGAACGATTGAACGCTCCAGCAGGACAATGCCGAACTCACCACCAGTAATGCCGCGAATCTCTCCACCGTCAGGAATGTCCTGCGTGTCCGATTGGCTTGCAACACCGGGAGTCCAGTCGGTCTCATCGTTGATGTCCGACCAGTACAGACGATTAGGATACGTCGAAGTTTTGCCAGCAACTACAAAGTCCCGGACGGTCGTCACAAACTGAGCAGTCGGCGCAGCAGCGGCAAGGTCAGCAAAGTTGGACGATGAGCCTACAGTCCACGATTGCAACTTGTCCTGACCGTTTGCAGCAATGACCTTCTGACCGAACTGCGTGAACGTCCACAAAGTCGTTGCTGTGTAAGCAGACGCAGTACGGGATACGTCCATCAGATACTTGTACGTTACCGCTGTGCCACCAGACGAGTACGCTGTGAACCCTGTTGAGTTCACCCCGTTCAGACTGAACGTATTCGCATCGATCCTGGTGATCGTGTAGGTATTGCCGTTCAACTGCGTCATGCCGACAACACCGGAAATCGTCACCTGTACGCCAGTGCGAAACCCGTGACCGGCAGACGTAATCACACAAGGGTTAGCCTGCGTTGCTCCAGTAATCGTGACGCTTTTCGTCGGGAAGTAACGCCAGAGATAGTTAGCACTTGCACCGAACAGAACGGTGTCAGCAACCCAGCGACCAACGAAACAAGTCAGGAGATTTTCGGTTGCAGCGTTGGAGAAATCGGCAGCAGCAGGCATCGGCCCGTAACCTACAAGCGTAGGCAGGACGTTCTTTGCCTCAACCAGACTGTCGGCAATACCAGGACGGTCTGGTGTCCACTGACCGAAATTTACTCTCACGCCCAAACTCTAACTGGGTTTGCAGGAGCGACTTTGTACTGCTCAAGATTGGCAGGAGTAGCCTGATCTGCCTTCAGCCTGACGTTAACGTGCCAACCGTCAATCGCCGCCATCTCGGGCTGCTCACCCATGTCAGTGGTGATCGTGTTGCCGGTGGGTTTGTAGATGACGCCAACGGTGTCTACAGACGCGCCAGCAGCCGGTGCGTGGCCCGCAGGAACCAGCACGTTGTTGTCAGCGTCCAGCAGCGCCTGTGTGTCCACCAGCAGACCAGCGGCCTTGAGTTGCTCGGTGGCCTCTTGTTCCGAGGCGAACCGCAGCATCAGGTCGTTCCAGACGGGGACGGGAGGGGTCAAGGGGAGATCGTCAAGCATGGGTTACCTCAAGCGGTGAGGGCCACCTTAGGCCCCGAACGTCTGCGCGGAATTGCAGGCAAGTCTGATGTCTCGCTTGACCAAATCTGACGGGTGCGAATTAGCGATGCCAGCGAGGAGGCAACACCGTATTCCTGTGCAATTTCTCGGTTGGTTCTGCCATCAAGATAAATCGACCGCACCTGCTCGCGTGTCAGCTTTGACATGGGGTTGCGTTCCCCATAACTCCGAACGTCACGATTCTTTTTGAGCATGTCGTGATTATTATCGAGCGACGTTCCCAGAAACAGGTGATTCGGATTAATGCAAGATGGATTGTCGCAACGATGGCAAACCAGCAAAGACTCGTCTGCAATGCCATACGTCAGAAAGTAGGCGATCCGATGAGCGCGGAACAAACCACCCGGATTTTGCCCGGCTTGAAATAGTCCGTAGCCCCGTTCGTGCTTAGCACCAATCCATTCCAAGCAGCCATTCTCGCGCAGTACAGACTTGCTCCAGAAACGTTCGATGCGTTCTGGCGTCATGCGGCTTGACATGCGCTCAAGCGGTGAGTGCTTGTAGCTCTGCATTCTGGAGCCTCCTGGGAAAGTAAGCAATACGTCGAATATGACCGTTGTATTGGCTTGCCGCCCCGATAACGAACGTCGCGCCGATTGTCATCCGCAGAATAGTCGGCACGGTTCCAGACGTATCCGTGACAACAGTCGCACCATCTTTGGATGCGGCGAAGTCATTTGCTTTGTAAGCAATTCCGAACTTAAACGGGACGTTGTTTGTTACTGCTGATGTGGCAAGATTTGCCTGTGTTGCGCCACCGTCGGCAATAAACTCGCCTAACACGTTAGTGCTAGATGCCGTGTAGGTGCTCATTCGAGAACTAGCCCCACCAGTATCATCTAGCGACACCGGCGCTTCATTATTCGCCGCCGTGGCATATCTACTGGCCTCAAGATACAACGTTCCCTCTACGTTCGAGAACCACGGCGACAACGTATTAACACTCGCAACATCCGCGCTTCGTGTGACGGAGGCGGCGAGGGTGGGTATATATGAGCTAGCAAACGCAGCCATTGCTTTTGCCTCCTATGCTACAATGCGAAAGCATTTGTTTAGGGGATTGCTGTGCCGTACCAGACCAAGACCTGCGCCTTGTGTGCCGTTACCTTCCAGCCGACCGGATCTGTTCAGAAAGTCTGCGAACCGTGTAGGCCAGAGTATTACAGACAGCGAAATGTTGAGTCCCTGCGAGCTTTGCGCCTCAAGAATGGCTCGACTCCGCTGGGCACGATCCGCAACTGCTTGGACTGCGGCGTTGAGTTCGCGTACCGCTCCGGCCCGCAGAAACGCTGCGACACCTGCCAGCGAAAACGAGAAGTCAGCAGAATTCACGAATGGCTTGCGTCCGACAAAGAGCGGCTTGCAAAGTACCGAAAGGCTTCCAAAGACAACTACAACTTTGGAGGCAACCGCGACAAAGCATTGGAGCGCGACGGCTACAGGTGCCAGCATTGCGGTACGGCTGAAAGTCTTGAGGTTCATCACATTGACGGTAAAGGTACTACCACTCCGAAAGAACTGCGAAACCATGCTTTAGAAAACCTGCTGACGCTTTGCTCTAGTTGTCACACGAAGGAACACGCTCGGATGCGTCATTCGAGTTGAG